CGCGCAACGTGACTTTGACCTGGGCGCCGCCGGAAACCGCTCCCTCCCGTCCCGATTCCATCGGGACTTCGGTCGCGGCTCTGCCGGAGACGTGCACCACCGCGGTCGCGGCTTTCGCCGGCCGGCCGCGTTTGCCGGGCGCGCCCTTGGCTGTGGCCGCAAGCGGGCCGGTCATCGGTCGCCGCTCGTACACGAATACCCCGGCGGCTTTCAGCACCTTGCGAATGTTCCCCGGCTGGGTGTGGTACTTCCGCGCCAGTTCGGCGGCGCCCGGTCCATTGCCCTTGGCGTACTCGGCGATCATGGCCGGCACGTCGTATCGTGGTTTCATCATTTTTTTCGCCTCCTCTTTCAATTGCGGATTTCCCGCGCCGCTGGCCGCGATCTCCCCGCCGCCTTCCGCCTCCTGCCTTCCGCCTTCTGCCTTCCCTTTCGCGGGCCACGGATTCCCCCCGCGTTCCGTCAGCTTCCAGCAGGCCACGCACATGGGGGCATCACGGCCGCCGCGCGAGACAATCCTGTGTGCCGGCGTGGTCACTCCATGGGCTTTGTGCGGTGCGCAATCCATAAAAGAAGCTGTCAGCTATCAGCTGTCAGCTATCAGCTTTCAGCTTTCAGCTTTCAGGTTCGGCCGGGTTTGGTCCCGACAGGTCGGGACTGATAGCTGATGGCTGATAGCTTCCTCGCGCGTAATCGGCGGCCTTGTTCGCCTCCGCTTCGGCGGCCGCCGCGGCCATCATCTCGTCGGGATCCACGCCGTCCACGCCGATCTGCGGCAACACGGCAGCCACGGCGCGCGCCGCAGTGCGCTTGTCCATCACCTCCGCGCCCTGCAGTCCGGCCACCGCCGCCGCAATCTGCGCCAGCGCCGTTGTGGCTTTCAGAAGGTCCTTCACTGACAACTCCGGCATCTGCACGGCGAACTTGCGATTGACTCCTGGGCGCAAGACGCCGGCGCGAACCTTGGAGTCGATCACAAATTCGCCGGCCTGGGATTCCATGCTTTCGACCAGTTTGGCGCGCGCCGTAAGCATAGCGATGATGGGATCGCCCTGTGCGGCGGCGGTGGCCAGGTTGGCATCCGACCCGCTGGCATACCAATGCTCGGGGATGCCGCGGCCGCCTAGAACGTTCACCCGGACCTGGCGTACGGTCTCGGTACAATCGGTCGCGCCCACCTGATAGCTAGGCATGGTGTAGGTAACTTGCTCGTTGTGCGCGCGCACCTCGCCCGGCACCGGCGGCCTGCCATTCTTCCGCAGCCACTCTCTGATCTGATCCTCGGTCATTCCCCGGAGCAGGACGTCGATTATCCAGCGGCCGGCCATGTCGGCGCGGTTGACGAGGGCCCACAGTGTGCCCTCGTGGGCATCTGCCATGTCGGCGATGGCGAACAAATCGGAGATGCCGCGCGTCCCGCCGGGAATGGAATTGATCGAGAAATAAAAGCCGCGGCCAACCAGTTGCCCAAAGCTCGGCGAGTAGGGGTCCTCGTCGCGATGGATCAGCTCGATCCTGGCGCCTTCCCGCTGGGTATCGACCCGCTTGAGGGCCACAGCTATCGGTTCGACCACCGCGATGCCCGGTAGATCCTGCAGCGTGGCGCAATCCACCGCCTCAATCCATTGGGGATCCACATACCCGCGGCGCACGGCGCCGGATATTTCATTGCGCGGAAGGACGGCCAGATGTTCCCCGAAAATCCCCAGCGCGCGGAGTTCATCGGGCAATTTATCGGCGCGCTTATTGATGGTCCAGTATTCATCCAGGACCGCCTGGACGTCGGGCTCCTCGGCCTTCAGCGTAATCCCGCCCTTGGTCACAAACTCAACCACGATGTTGATGAGGCGCTGCGCCAGGGGGTTGGTCACATACAGGTAATACGCCACCTGCTGCATGCGGGTCTGGGTAGCGGGCGTCAGATCGCGCGTCGAGAGGCGCCCGGAATATGGCCGCCATCCGGCATCGGCGCCGATGCCCTGGCCGTAGAGGATGGGGGAAGCGGCCTCGAGAGCGGCTGTGGGCCGTGGGCTGTGGGCTGTGGGCACAAGCGCGCGGCGCGCTTCACTCAGATCGAGGATGGTGAGGGCGCTCATCCGAACAGGGCCTCCGGTGCGCTGATGCCGCGAATGCCGCGCGGCGGCGGCATTTCGGCGTCATCTGCGGAATCTGCGGCTACCCGCTCTTTCCAGAACGACGGCCGCGCCTCGCGCTGCTGGGCCAGCAGCTCGCCGCGGCCTACGTCGGCGCCCACGCTGGCCGCCGCCACACCGGAATCCGATGCCAGGCAGGAGAGGGCCTGCGCCCAATATTCATCGGCATGTCCCGCATCCGTGCGCACGGCGTCGAAACGCAGATTGCCGCTGGCGGTGACCTCGCGCTTCACCGCCGCGATGGCCGCCTCGAGCGCCGGATCGTTCATGGGGATTTTTTCCAGCCGCTCTTCGTATCGCCGGCGCAGGATCACGCACATGGCCTCTTTACGCTCGGCGGTAAATGTGACGCCCTCGACCCGCCCGCCGAATTTCTGCGCGAGCTGCTCGCAGAGCTGCATGCCCAGGCCGGTGGCGTCGCCGCATCCGCGGCGCACGCCGGGGTGCGAGAACACGGCCTCGAGCTGCGCCGCCATCTGCGCGAAGGTCGCGCCGCGCATGCGGATGATCCCGCGACAGAACGCCACGCCCCCGATCAGCTCGCGGATGTAGATCACGAACAGGTCGCGCCGCCGCGCGATGTCGAAGCCCACATACAATTCGCCGTCCACGCGCCGCTCCGGGTCCCACTCGGCAAGCGCCGCAGGACTGCGCGCCCCGGCGATCAATTCAAGCGCGATCCACATCTCGGCGGCCGACAGGAATTGGCAGCAGTACTCCTGCTGCCAGGCTTCATCGTTGCCGGCCAATTTGCGCAGGACCGCGAGATCGAGGTTCAACCCGGTGGCCACCAGTTGTGGGCCGGCGGTGTGAATGTCCACCCAGTGGCAGGACCAGATATCCTGCCGGCGCGCCGCCGGCGGGCGCCCGGAAACCGCGTCGCAGGCCCGCGCCAGGTCATAGTATTTTCCCTGCTGGTAATGCGGCGTGCTCACCACCAGCAGGCGATGCCCGCGCATGGTCGAGGCCGCCGCGCCCTTCCATAGCTCATAGGCATCGCGATGAAACCCGAACTCATCCAGGAACACGTTGCCGCCGAAGCCGCGCGCCGCATCGGGATGCGCGGTGAGCGCCGTGATGTCGGAGCCGTTGGGCATCTCGATCACGAATTTGCTGATCTGCAGGCCCCCGAAAAACAACCCGCTGCCAGTCTCCACAGGCTGGAAGCCTGTGCCACTTTCCACCAAGCGCATGGCCCGCAGATGGTTGGCGATCTCCCGGACCGCTTCCTTGGCCGTGTCCTGGGTGCGGGAGATGATCAGCCAGCGCGTGCGCCGTGAGGCGCAATCCAGCGCGATCTCCAGCGTGGTGGCAAAAGTGAAACCGATGCGCCGGGCCTTCACGGCGAGTTTGTAGCGCGACTGGTCTTTCACCCACTCGCGCTGAAAATCGCACAGCGGGATGATGGCCTTCGCGCTACGCTTCGGCTTCTGTGAGATCGTAGACATCTTCCAGTTGCTTCCGCAGTTCCGGCGAGATTGATTCGCCGGCCTTATTCACGGCTTCTTTGGCGGCCTCCGCCTGTTTCCGGATGGTCGCCAATTTAGTTTTCAGGCCCTCGAATTTCTCGCGGTCCAGCGCCAGGCGCTGATTGTCCTGATCGAGCTTGGCGCGCTTCAGCCGGATTTTTTCGGCCTCCAGATTCGCAAATTGCACCTTCACCGCGTCCTGCCCGGTGAAACTCTCGGGGTCCTCCATCAGGGCCTGGGTGGCCAGCGCCTGAATCAATTCCGAGGCCACGATATTTTCCTCGCGGGCCGCGGCCAGCAGCGCCCGCGCCTGCTCCCGCGAGGCATCGCGGCGCCGCTGCTGGTCGTGCAGGCGCTTCATCTCCCGCGAGATGGTCCGCTCGGCGACGGACTGCCCGGTTTGCGTTTTCAGATCGCCGGCTATAGCCGCGGCGGTTTTATGGCCGCACAAGCCCGACGCGATTACGCGGCGCACGTCGTCGCCGAGCGAATCCACCGCGCGATGGGTGATACGGCTCACAGCTATCAGCTATCAGCTATCAGCTAAGCATCGTCGGAGACCAGCCGCGATCCAGCGCTCGAGCCCTTCACGCTGCGCGGCGCGCGCCGATTGGGCCCGAGACGGCCCCGCCGCAGGATGCCGGCGATCTGCCGATCGCTCCAGCCGCACTCGCGCAGAATCCGGCGGATCGTTTTTGTCGCGTTTATTTTTGCCGTCACCTTCATCTGCGGATTGGTCTCATTCAAAATCAATTCCCGGATCCCGATCGATGTTCCCGTCCACCAGGTCCTGGCCCTCGGGCGTCAAGCCCACCGCGATGACATCGCTCGGCCGTCCGGCGCCGCTCTCGGTTCGCTGCTGCTCATATCCCGGCAGGTCCTTGCGGCGCCTCAGGCCCAGGTATTTTTTCTTGGCCAGATATTCGAGACGCGGCCGGAGTGAATCGGCGGAGAGACTGATGCCCAGGTTATCGAGCGTCCGGAGCAGGAGCCCGAACGCCATGGGATCGACCAGAGCGCCATTGTCTTTTAGCACCTGGAGGATGCGGCCGCGTTGCCATTGCTCCTTCCTGGCTGTCGTCACGTTTTCTCTCCCGTCCCAGCGATGCCGGGACTGCATATCCGAGCCTTGACCTCGATCACATGCTCACTGAGTCGTTCGACTTGCCCGCTCAGTGCCCGGCAGGCGGCGCGGACGTCATCCTCGGCGCGGAAGCGGTCTTCGATCACCGCGGCCAGCCGGCCCTGCGAGCCGGCTACATCGCGGATGGCCCCAATAGCCGGGCCGGCGTGGCGGTCGAGCAGGATGGCGCCCAGCGCGATCACCAGCAGCGCCGGACCCCAGCGCACGATCTCCGTCACCACCTGCGGCGAGCCTTGGAGCAGGGCCATGATCGCGGCGCCAATGCCCAGCCCCGCCGCCGCCGGCGCCGCCGATCTCACCATGCCGTTTACCGATTTCGCTGCTGCGTCAGCCATAAGAAGCTCTCAGCTTTCAGCTATCAGCTTTCAGCCTACTGCCCGAACGTGTACCGGAGACCGAGACGCCCCTGCGGCTCCCAACCTCCAATGACCGGCGAGGCCAAGGCCTCCACGGCGACGGCGAGCGCGAACCCCTTTTTGATCGTGATGATCACATTCCCCCCGCCGGCGAAGATCCCCGCGGTGGCGCTGGGGCCGGTCGCCACGCCACCCTGGCCGTGGACGTTCAGAGCAACGCGCCGGTCGGCGTAAAGTTCGCGCTCCACCCCGCCGCGCGTCGAGTAGGTGACTTGATTCAGAGCGACCGGGCGCATTTGCACCGTCCCGTAGAGGCGAGTCTTGCTGGCTGCGTCTATCGGGAGTAGGCCAGTTAGGTAGGCTGCACTATGCGGCGCGCTTGAAACGTACATTGCTCCGCCGAGCTCGAGCGCGAATTGCGGTTGTGCCTGCGCCGAGATGGCGGGAGCAAATGTTAGCGCCAGCGTGAGAATCGCAATGGCTTTGAACGCCCCGCTGGCCGCCGCTTCGTCGATTTTCTTTTCGAGATTCTCGATCGCTAGTTTCAGCGCGGCCAGGGCGGGTTCGGTATCGATCTCGACATTTATTTCGGACTGTATGGCGTTGAAGAAGAAATCGACGTGGCGCCGGCATGCTGTGTAAAGTTCGGCCGCAATTCGCGGGGCCTGGAGGCGCACCGCAGCGATGGCGCGGATCAGGTCGGCCACCGGCCCCACGAATCCGACAAAGAGTATCAGCGCCTTTAGTTTTTTGATCATGCCATGCCTCCAGGTTGTGGCTGATAGCTGATAGCTGATAGCTGACAGCTTTTCGCGATCGCTTCGCAAATTTCCAGTTTGATTTTCACGTCGCTGAGTGCCGGGTAATCTACGGACGAGTCGATGAATCCCAGCTCGATGAGTATCGAGGGATCGTAGGCCAGCACCGACAGGCGCGGCCGCTCGATGACGCCGGCGCCGTGCGGAGGGATGATCGGTTTCAGCGCGTCGGAAACGGCGCGGGCTATCGGCGCGCTGGATTTCGTGCGCCAGAGGATCTCGTGGCCGTGGCCCTCCGGATCGCCGGGCTCGTCGTCGTCGGGATCGGCGTTGAGGTGCAGGGAGATGAGCAGATCGGCGCGAAGCCGCCGGGGCAGCGAGATGCGGAGTGGCAGCGGACAGGGTTTCGTCTGATCGGTACGGGTGAGCTGTGTGCGGACACCGCGCTCGCGCAGCGCGCCATCCAGGCAGTAGGCATATTGCAGCGCCAGATCGGCCTCGGTGGCCTCGACCTGTTTGCGCCCCTGGGCATCGCGCCACCAGCGCACGGCGCCGGGATCGTATCGTCCGGCGTCGAGCTTGCCGTGGCCGGCGTCGATGCAGATAAGCGGCCGTGGGCTGTGGGCTGTAGGCTGTGGGTCAAGGGCCGTCGTCCGCGCTGCTGTTTCGCTTGTCACTGGTCACTGGTCACTCGTCACTATTTGAATTTGCGGGCCGGCCGCCAAGGGTAACGGCCGACCCGCGCTCGTGACGGGGATCACGTTGGTCAACTTTGACAATTTCACGGGAAATTGTTTGATGTCAACTCGCGGACACATGTCCGCGATGGCCGCGTTTGGGGAATCGGCTGTAGGCCGTGGGCTGTGGGCTGTAGGCTGTAGGCTGTAGGCTGTGGGCTGTGCGGTGCGGGGTTTCCTACAGCCCACAGCCCACAGCCTACAGCCTGTTCTTCTGCCAGCGGGCCCGCGCGGCATGCCGGGCGGCCGCCGAACGGACGGCGGGATCGGTGGCGGCGTGCCGCGCCCGCGCCTGGTCGGCCGCCGCCCAGGTGCGGATCAGCGGGCGGCAGCCCGCGCAACGCAGCACGGCGGCAACTCTATCGGCGTGATTATGTTTCATTTCGTTTCCGCCCCTCGTCCCGATGCCGCATCGGGGCCAGGGCCGGGGGCCAGCCGTTTCGCCGCTGGCCCGGTGCCCGGCCGACCAGGCCGGGAGCGCTCCGCCCGCGCGGAGTAGCACGAGCGAAGATCACGGGCCGATTCCCCGGTCGCCGGCGCCGAAGTACCCTAGCTGGATGACGCCATGATCTGTGCGGACCACGATGTGTGGCACGCCGGCCAGATGATCAATCCACGCCTCTACGCACGGGGCGAGGCGCCCATCATCGTTGACCAGGGGCTCCGGTTGCCCATGCCCATGTTCATCGTTGATGCAGAGTGCGGTCGAAAACTGACGGCGAAGGAACGCTACATCCTCGGACCGTATCCGGCTGGTTGAACTTCCGATCTGGAGCATTTTGTTATTCCCTCCTGCCGGCGGGTTGCGCCGGCTATCAATCGATCACAGTATCAGTATGCGTGCAGTAGGCATGAGAGTCAAGCGAAATCGGCGCGCGGCCCATGAATATTATTTATAGGCCAGGGGTGGCCGCTGCCGAGTTGAGCTATTGCCCGGCACTCGCGCTTATAGCGCGCCGGGAAGTCCGGCGGGGGCAGGCCAGGCACGGATCGCGCGCCAGCCGCTCGCGCACGCTGGGTACATGGGTATAGATGGTGGAGCCGGCCTCGGCCTGGTGCATAGGAATAACTCCGCGATCGGTCCAGCGCCGCAGGGTGCGCTCGGCAATCCCCAGGGCCCGCGCCACCCGCGCCAATCGTTCCCATTCCGCCAGTCGTCCTCGTCGTTGTTTCATAAGAAGCTTTCAGCTCTCGGTTATCAGCTATCAGCTATCAGCTATCAGCTATCAGCTTTCAGCTTTCCGCCTTCTGCCTTCCGCCTTCTGCCTTCCGCTTTCCGCCTTCAGAAGGGGATCTCCCCCTCGGCCACCGCCGGCCGCCAACTCCGCAACTCCTCACGGATCTGCGTTTTCGTTTTCCCGGCCTGCCGCGCCGCGATCTGCATCAGGGCCTCGATAGCCCGCCAGGATTGCTGCCGGCTGAGCGCGGCGGGATGATCGAGCTTGAACAATTTGCGCAGGAGGCCCGCCAGGCGCGCGGAATTGTCGGCCCACCCCAGCCATTTTTCGAGCTGGCGGATTTTCCAGAGTTGCGGATCGCTGGGCGCGCCGGCGGTATTGCCCCCGGCCAGTTGCTTGATGGCCGCGACTAACTCCACGTCGCTAAGGTCGTTGGCGGAACTTACCGTATGTCCGCAGGTTGCGCTCAGCCAAACCAGGCGCTCGGCGCGGGATTCAGCCGCGCCACTCACCGGGCAATAGTCATGCCATGCGGCCTGGAAATGGCGCATCAGACCATTGCGGATTGTCCCGACTGTGAGTCGGGATGGATTGCGGATTTCGCGGATTTTTGGCATCGTAAATACGCCTCTATGAAGGCTTGCGCGACCGGCGCGCAGAGCGCGTTGCCGTAACCGCGCAGGCGTCCCACTCGGGCGGGAGCCCCTGCAACCAGCGGGAATGTGCCGGGTTCAACTGCCCGGTATTTCTGGTCTCGGCAGTAGAGCCATTCGGCGTTGGCCCAGAAGCCGTTAGTGAAGCCTGGCTCGGCAGCATCAGATCGCCCTTGCTGCCGTGCTGATTCGGCCCGCCCTTCTCGCCGTCCGTTGATCGCGGCGTGGCCCAACTCGCCAGAATCGCCGCATTGCTCAGGTCGTGGGGGAAATAGTGATGGTCCGCTTCCGTGTTCCCGCGGTCCCGTTCGTCGTGACTCTGCGGCGTCGGCCATGCCGCTAGTTTCGCCGTTTCGTTCATCGTGCGTCTCCCGGTTTCGCTGCCGTCCGCATTGCCTTTTGTTGGCGTCGGCCATGCCGCCAGATCCGCAATCCAGCCCAGCGTCGGTTGTCCGCCATCGCTCCGTTCGCGATGCATTTTCGTGGGTGATTCCACGATCTGCGGCGTCGGCCACGAAGTAAAGTCTCTGCCTGATGTGCGGCGCCCCGAAGCCCGCAGCGCACAAATCCGCCGCCCCGACGGCGTAGCCCTCACCTTCCAGATCAGCCGAAACAACGTCGAGCCAAGCGAGTCCGTCACGGGACGCAACCTGCTCGCCAAAGCAAACGTCAGGCCGACACTCTCGGATGAGCCGGAACCATGCGGGCCACAAATGACGCTGATCTGAGAAGCCTCCCCGCTTCCCGCTCGCACTGAATGACTGGCATGGGCAACTCCCTGTCCAAACGGGAGTATCGTCTGACCATCCGGCTCGGCGAAGAGCGTAATTCCAGACCCCAATGCCGGCGAAGAAATGGCATTGGGCGAACCCGCGCACGTCTTCGGGTTGCACTTCTCGGATGTCTCGCTCATCAACTTCGCCATGGGCAATCACTCCCGCCTTCATCAGTTCCGGCAGCCAGGCCGCCGCGAAGGGATCGTTTTCGTTGTAGTAACATTCGGTCATCCGATCCCTTCAATACTCGTCACTCGTCACCGCTCTTCTCCCGCCTCCATGATCATCTGGCCGGCCAGCTCCAGCAGGCGGGCATTGCCGGCGCCGCGCAGGGCGCGCACGCGCCGGAACATCTGCACCGCCTGGCGCTCGAGCGAGCGGCAGGTAGCTTCCAGCTCGTCGGCCGAGTCGATCAGGTAATACCCCGAGGGCCTCTGCCGCGAGGAGCCGATGCGCAGGCCGTGGCGCATGATCAGGCCGCTCACTGCGGCCTTCACCTCGCGCTCGGAGAGATGGCGGCCATGGACGATGTAGATGATCCCCTGGAGCACGGCTATCTCCACCGCGTGACGTAGGCCGCGGCGCCACATCAACTCATCCCAGATGGCCTGCTCGTTGGCCGTGATCAACTCCGGATTGGGATTCGGATAATTCATCCGCCGGTCCTCGCCCGCAGACGGAGATTCGCATGTTCCCGTTTCAGCGCCATCCACTCCGCGCGGGGCAGGGGCGCGAAACCGTGCTTCCGGCGCCAGGAATTGTGTTGGTTGAAGCGCCCACCACAGGGCCGGCACATATCGCCGTGGGAACGGCCCCACCGGCGATAGGTCCGCGCGCAGACGGCGCAGACCGCATACCGCGGCGTTACCCGGCGCTGGGAGGACGCAACCGGGAAGCGGCGCTGGCAGGGCGTGCAGACGCCGCTGAGATTGCCGCGGTGCAGTTGCCGTTTCCCGCAGCGCGAGCAGAAGCGCGGCGGCTCCGGAGGCTGCGGAGCGAGCGGCTCGCGCGGCGGCGGCGCCGGCCGGCGGACGAGCGGCTGCATCCGGAGCACCGTGCGCCGAACCAGCGGATCGACCCGCGCCGCCTCCGGCCGCAATCGGGCGGGGATGAAGCCGGCGTGGTACAGGCAAACTGCCAATGTTCGCCCGCCCCAGATGATGGGCGTCTCGGCACTGCCCAGGCAGGCGGGATCCATCTGGCAGCCGCCCAGAGCAGGCTGTGGGCCGTAGGCTGTGGCCTGTGGGCCGTAGGCTGTGGGCTGTGGGCCGTAGGCTGTGGGCTGTGGGCCGTAGGCTGTAGGCCGTGGGCCGTAGGCTGTGGGCTGTAGATTGGCGCTCATGATGTACACCATAGGACCAGGATGATGAGGGCGACGGCGATGCCGGCGACGGCCAGCAGGTGGGCGCTGGCACGCCAACCGGCGCGGCTGCGCATCAGCTCGATGATGCGGCAGTCGCGCACCGCGACCGATATCTCGGCCGAGCCGCAGCCGGCCACCCATGCCGCGCGTCCTACGGCCAGGATGATGCTCATGGCCCGCGACGATAGGGTCTGGCCGCATTCCAGGCAGAGCACCCAGGCGTATGGGTCCGCGGTGGGCAGCGCCACCGGGCGATGACAGCCGATGCAGGGCTGTTGCCCAGCGGGTGTGGGCCGTAGACCGTAGCCCGTGGGCCTTTCAGCCAGCAGCCCGCTGGCCTCCTCAATCTGGCGCGCCAGGTTGGGGCATTCGCGCTCGAGAAATCCCGGCGAGTACCGCGGTTGTGATCCGTTTTTATCCGCGTTCATCTGCGTCCTGCTTTCTATCACCAGTTCTGGGCCATATCCGCCAGCACATCCAGGTCGGGTTTCGCGTAGAACGTGTCGCCGCTCTCGATTCGCAATCCGCAGCGCTCGAACAGGTCCGCGCACGCATCGGCGGAGTCCAAAACCGCTTCCTTGTGGAGCGTGAATTTCTGACGCACAAATTCGCCGTGCCCTTCGGCGGCCAGCGCGACGATGGCAGTCGCTTCCGTCCACCCGCAGATGTACTCGACGGCCTTCCGCGCCCGCAAGCCCAGCGTGCCGAAGGTCAGCTTCAGCGAGCGCCTGGGCCCCAGGTTCTTGCGTTCTACCAGGAAAAATTCTTGCAACGCTTCCTCGATGGCCGCGCGCTCTTTCGGCATGTCCGCGGCCTCCGCGGTGGCCCGCTCTTTGGCCGCCTGGATATGGCAATTCATTCGCGCCTTGATGCGCGCCGTCCGGATCTCGATCTCGCCCAGGCGGCGCAGCAGTTGGTCCGCCGCCTCTCTGTTTCGTGGTGTGGTCATACGTTTGCCTCCTCCGCGTTCCTCAGCGGTCTCTGTGGTTTTGTTCCTTCGCCCGGGTCGAATAGCCGATCCGGAATTTCTCGCCCGCATTCCAGGCAGGCGACGTAATGCCGGATCGGCCAGGTATAGTGCCCGCACCGATCGCGCCGCCGGCGCGGAAATGTGGTCCGCGCGTGCGGGCAATCGAAGAGGTAACCCAGCAGCCAGCCGATCATTTGCCCCTCCGGCCTTTCTGGCGGACCCGGCGCGTGGGGTATGCCGTGATATGCATGGCCTGGTGGCCGGCCTCCGCCGGCTCCCGCTCGATGCGCATAGAATCGAGCGCGATCAACAGGGCCTGCTCGGTGCTGTTCTCCGGCTGAATCGTGAAATAAATGCGGCCATTCCAGATCGCGGAATCAAGTTCGATCTTCATTTCTCACCTCCTGCTGCGTTGTGCTTACTGCCTACTGCCTTCTGCTTTCTGCCTTCTGCCTTCCGCCTACTGCCTTCCGCTCTCTCCGGCCAGCGCTCCTCGGCCCAGGTCAGCACGGCGGCGGTCCCCACGGCGATCACCGCGATCAGCACCACCAATAGGAGATCCGGAACGTCGCCGGGCGGCCCGGGCGGATGCGGCTCCAGGTTCGAAATCCGCATTCCGCATTCCGCAATCCGCAATATGTTCATGCCGCCTCCGGGAATTCGAGTTGACCTGGGACCTGGGACCTTGGACCTTGGATCTCCGCTTTCAGCGGACGATGGCAAACGACGCAGGCCGTCTCGACTTCGCCGGCGTCGTCGGGCACCGCCTCGCGGCTGCGGAACCGCGCCCCGCAGAATCCGCACCGGAATTCGATCAGTCTGTGCTTATCTTTCTTTTCCGCGTCCATCTGCGCCCTACCTCCCGGTTTTCATCCCCCACAGGAATCCCGCCACCCCGGCGATGGTTTTTTCCGTGACCTTCCGCCCCGCATGCTTGCTGCGGATGAGATCAATCGACGCCAGCAGCGTGCGCATCGAACCGCCCACGGCCTTGTGCCACAGCGTGAAGGCCTCATCGTCCACCTCGCTGATCCCCTCCTGGCGAACGACGTAGGCCATTTCCTCGCGGGTGAATCCGGAGAGCACGGCCGTGGGCCAGGTGCGCGAGCGGATGGCGCCGAGTTGCTGTGAGCGCGAGCCATGCATGCGCAGCCATAGATCCGGCGCCGCGAGCACCGCGAAATTCGCGCCCGCCAGGCGCACGGCATCCCATAGCTCGCGGACCACGGCAAAAATCCGCGGGGTGAGCGACTCGGCCTGGTCGAGGATGATCAGCCGCGGAGTGGCGCGCAGATCGGCCACAATGCGGCGGAACAGCGCCATCGAGGTGCCGCCGGTGTCGAGGCCCAGTTCGCCGGCGATGGCGCGCAAAAACTCGATGCGATGCCCGCCCATCAGCGAGATCACCTCGATAGATACCGCCTCATCGCGGTGCTTGGCCATCCAGCGGGCCACCGCCTCGGTTTTGCCGACACCATAGCTGGCAATCACGAGGCCGATGGATTCGTGTTCGAGGGCGTAGTCGAGCACGTCCCAGATGGCGCGCGGCGTCGCGAGTACGTAAAATTGCCTTCCGCCTTCCGCCTTCCGCCTTCCGCCTTCCGCCTTCGGCCTTCCCGCGTAATCGGCTTCGGTAAACGCGTCGCCGCCGGGGCGGAGCAATTCGCCGCGCTCGATGCAGCCGATCACACGCTCGACCTCGGTCAGCGTTTGTTCGCTGTCCGGATTCGACCGGCAATACCAGGATCGGGCTGTCGCCGGGCTGATCCCGCTCATGGCCTGGTATATGCCGCTCAGGCTCAGATCCATCCGCTGCGCCAGCAGCTCCGCGATGCGCTTCCGCAGCGCGTCCCCGCTGGCTTTCCGCGCCGCCTCGGTCGTCGTTTGCATGATTGCCATTGCCGCCATTCTCACCCCCCGAAAAACCGAAACTCCCCGTCATCCTCGGAAATCTCACCGGCAGCCGGCGGCGACTGCGCAACGGCCGCCGCCGGCGCCGGTGTCTCCGACGTGAGCGCGGTTGAGGACGCGCCGGAGAAACTGAAATTGGCATCCGCCGCCGCCGCCGCCGCGGCCTGCTCGATGGCCTGTGGCATGGGCATCCTGCCTGTGGGCGCCCCGGCCACCTGGCCCTCCGGCAGCATCGCCCGCGCCGCCTCGCGCCTGCGCGCCCGCTCTTCGACCGGCGCCACATCCCCCGTCTGCATCGCGGCGATGAAGCCCCTGATTGTTCTCAGCGCCGAGCGCCGGTCGCGCTCGTCCTGGACGAATGATTCCTCGCCCATCCGCGATAGCTCGACGGCATCGCAGAGTCCGAGGAATCGGCCATCGGCATAGATCACGCCGGTGCCCAGATCATGCTCGTCGTAGGCGAACTCGACCTGACGTTCGTTCCACAGCATCAGTGATTGGCTGTCACCGCGGAATCGGTAGTGGTATTGCCGGCCGGCGAACGTCGGGCGAATCTCGCCCTGGCGCACGGTCAGCGGACGCCGCCGATGGAAGGCGAACTGGAGGATGGCCGGGTCGGCGCCGCGCCGATCGATGCCAGGGATCAGCCGCGCCCAGCATTCATCGGGGCTGGACCAGGCCCGCCCCTGCGGCATCGGTTTCTCCATCCCGCGGCCCTCGAGCGGGCGCTGATTCAGCGTTACCAGCGCCTCATCATAGAGCCACGCGGCGTACTCGATGGTGAAGGCCGCGCCGCGATCGTCCACGAACGATGGGTGCTCGCGCTTGCCCTTCATCCATAGCTCATGCTCGCGGACCATGCGCGTGAAACGCTCCGGGCGGGCCTGAGGCTTGTGCCCACACCACCAGGGCAGCGTGCGGTCGAAATTCGAGAGGCGTAGGAAATTGGGCTCGATGATTTTGCTGTGCGGCCGCATCGGCAGGGCGTGCTTCACCCGCGCGCCCAGCGAGTCCATCACCCCGCGCATGGCGGGAGGCAGGGCGCCAATGCGGCCGGCGGGCCCGGGACCTTCCAGATATTCGCACCGGAAATCCCTGCCATTGTCCCAATAGAAGGTGCTCGCGCATTTTCCGTCGCGATAGAGCAGGCCATGATCCAGGATCGTGCGCTTCATAGCCGCGGCGATGCTGTCGCTCGATGGGATGATGCAGACCACCCAGGCCAGCCATTTCCGCGTGCGCATGTCGATCGCCGCCGTGAGCCAGGGCCGGATGAGCCGCCAGGGCTTGCCGGGATCGCGCGTCAGGCAGAAAAAATCGGCCAGGCGGTGATCCATCACTATATATTCGAGGGGATCCAGCGCCTCCAGGTCGCGCCAGGTCACCAGGGTGTGGCAGTTGAAATAATCCTGGTCACCGCGGGCCGCGACGTCGCGGACCACCTGCGGAATTTTCGCGGCCCAAATCCGGAAACTCTCGTATGAGGCATGGGGCAGGGACTCGCCGGCATCGGGACGGGATTCGCGCCAGGCCCGCTCCTCCTCATAGGCGCGGTAGACCTCGCGGATGCTCATCTCGCTCCGGCCCGGCTTGCCGTTGCGAGGATCCGCGGGCGCGGGCAGCAGCGCGCTGGCGATGTACTGCTGCGCCGCCGGCGTCAACACTCGCGACTGGCCCCGATCGCTGCGATCGCGGTTCACCAACCCGGCCAGGTTTCGCGCCTGCCATTGCTGCATCCAGTGGTAGAGCGTCCGCGCCGGCGTTTTGTGCTGCTGCGCGAGGAAGGCCACCAGCGCGCCTTTGCCCGCGAATTGCCGCCACAGCGCCTGATGCCGCTCGGGTGCGATCAGCGGCTCGATGATCTGGTAGCGATGGTCGGCGACGGCGCGGTCCTCGGGACTCAGTGAGCTAGTGACCGGCGCCGGCAGCTCGAGCGCGAGCTGATCCGGCAGAGCCGCGACCGCACGATCCGGCAGAGCCGCGACCGAAGCGTCCGACAGAGCCGCGACCGAAGCGCGGTGCGTAGTTTGCGCCGCGCGGGAGGGAGCGGTTCCCCTCTGTACCGGCTGCACTCCGGGCGGAATCACCCCGCCGCATAGTCGGCGCACCTCATCCTCGCCAATGAGCACCTCGTGAGTCACCTGCTGCCCGCCCGCCACCGCGCCCCAGCCGAATGTCGCCAACCATTTCTGCCGCGCTTCGGCCGGTATCGTAGAGAGCGGATACATCGGCTGTGGACGTCCGTTGCGGCCCTTCGGGCCAGGAACCGATTTCAGGCGCTTGCGGATCCACCGCGGTTTCCAGCCAGTCACCCGCGCCACTTCATCCTGTGTGAGCAGTTTCTCTTTCACGGAATCAGTCCCTTGCGCAATGCCCGGACGCGCGCGACGTCGGCTTCCGCCTGGTGGACCTCCGCGCGAATTGTGTGCTCCGCGAAATTCACCAAGTCGGCATCCACCAGCCGCAGGCCCAGTTCCCCCGCCAGCATTTCCGCCAGACCCGTGTCGTTTGTTTCCCGGCAAAACGCTGCGGTCCATTCCAGGGGGAACCTGTGTGATAGGTGGGATTCGCTCGATGCCGTCCAGGCATAGAGCATATGGTGGGTGACGTGAATTCCCAGGCGCGTTGCCAGCCCGTCCGCGATCTGCTCGACGCTCCGGCCGCTCCGCTGGAGGGCGCGCCGCATCGCCACTCGCACCTGCTCGCGCAACGATTCGCTCGGCGGCTGCCCATCGAAGGGCAGCATGGGAGTCGAATTATTTTTCGCCTTTGACCTTGCCATCCCCGTCCAGGGCGGCTACAACTTGGATTTGGCGATACGCGCGTTTCGGCGCCGCAAATCGGCATCAATGGCCCTGCTGATGCGCCGCGACGTTCTCTCGCCATGGAACACCTGGCTCACCGATTGCGGCCGTACCCCGACCGACCGCGCGATGTAGGATAGGATTCCCCTGTTTCTGCGGATATAGACAAGGCGTTCAATTTCGGTGAGACTACGATGTTCCGGTTGTGCCTGAAGTGTAGCCACAGCAGTAACGGTAACGCTTCCGGTAACGGTGTGTCAAGGGAAAAATGAGCCGCGGACTGAAAAATATCCGGAAGGCGCTGGGTTTGACCCAGGCGCAATTGGCCCAGCGAGTCGGTAGGTCTGAGGCCCGGATCCGGCATTATGAGGCGGGTGCCGCTGTTTCGCCGCCCGTGCAAAAGGTGGTTGTGGAACTGGCACAGCAGGCCGGCCTCGGCGACCTGGTCGATGATTTTCTCGCCGAGCGCGAGGAGCTCGCCCCCGGCTTGCCCATCGTCGGCCGCCCCGACGCCCGGGCGAGCCGGTTCCATGACCTCCTGGATGAGGTATTATCGAGCGGCCAGGGCGAACCGATTCGTGCGGTACGCGCCGTCCTGGAGACGTTCGCCCGCCAGGTCCGCCCGCGAAAATAGAGGAGGTGTCAGATGCCCCTGTATGATCCGTTCTGGGATAATCTCGGCATCATCGTCCAGGGCATTATTCTGGGTTTTCTATTTCTCCTGTCAGTTATGTATGCCCTGGCGCCGTTCGTGCTCTACGGCATTTACCGCCGGCTCGGTCAGATCCGCGAGCTACTGTGCCACGGCGCCGCGCTGCCGGCGGCTATGCCTCGCCAGGATAATAGCCCACGCCTGATCCTGCCGTCCGGTCC